CAAAAGATGTGTTAATTCGGACCAATGCAGATGCGGTAAAAACTGCTATTCAGAATTTAATTATGACTAAAAATTATGAGCGGCCTTTCCATCCAGAAATTGGTAGTCAAGTAAATTCTTTAATTTTTGAGAATTTTATTCCATCTACAATAACTGCTTTGGAAAAATCAATTGCCAATACTATACAAAAATTTGAACCAAGGGCCAGGATTGTAGACATACGAATAAATGATAATTCTGAAAAAAATGCAGTAGATATAGAAGTGACATTCGCACTTAGTAATACCGAAGAACCCGTAACTGTAACAACAACTATCAATAGAGCAAGATAATGTCCAATCTAAGAATAGCAGAATTAGATTTTGATACCATAAAATCAAATCTAAAAGACTTTTTAAAAAATTATACAGGCGACGATGGCGCACCGTATTTTACTGATTTTGACTATGAGGGATCTGGGCTTTCTATTCTTTTAGATGTCCTTGCATACAATACTCATTATAATGCATATTTGGCAAATATGGTTATTAATGAAATGTTTCTAGATTCCGCAGTTAAACGAGCATCCGCAGTTTCTATTGCGAAACACTTGGGATATACTCCTCTATCCACCCGAAGTGCTAGAGCATCGTTAACATTTGATGTTAGCGCGCCTTTTGGCAATCCCAACTTTTTAACATTAGAAAGATTCACGCCCTTTACGACTACCGTAGATGAAAACACGCTAACATTTGTAAATTTAAATTCTATAACAATTCAACCAAACGTTGGTACATATACTTTTACAGACGTTGAAGTTGTAGAAGGTATACCTTTAGAATATGTATTTACTGTGGATGTTCCTAGTCCAGCAGAAAAATATGTGATACCTAATGAAAATTGCGATATCACTTCTATACAAGTTTCGGTTCAAAATTCTTTATCAGATACAACTACTACCGTTTATAATTTGGCCGAAGATACTTTAAATATAAGTGGCACGTCGGCAGTATATTTTTTAGAAGAAAATGCAACTGATAGATATCAAATACATTTTGGAGATGGAATTTTAGGTAAAAAATTATCAAGAGGCAATTTAATTAAAGTAACATATTTAATTAGTAATGGCACATTAGGTAATGTATCTGGTAATATTGCTCAAGAATTTTTCTGCGGATCTCAAATTGGCGGCGGCACAGTGCCCGGAGTAATTACTCCGTTAGTTAATTCTAGAGGCGGCCTTGGCAGAGAAACAATTGATAGTATAAAATTTAAAGCTCCTAAATTTGGTTCAGCTCAAAATCGTGCAGTGTCTTCTGAAGATTATAAATCTTTAATATCTAAAAATTACCCATTAGTTGAATCTATTTCAGTGTGGGGCGGGGATGAAAATGATCCTCCTAAATATGGTAAAGTTATAATTTCTATGAAGCCATATGATGGGTATGAGATTACACAGCAAGTTAAAGATGACATAACAAGTCTTGTTTTACAAAATAAACAAGTTTTGTCAATTACACCAGAGTTTATAGAGCCTGAATATTTTTATATTAATTTATCTATAAACGTAAAGTATAATTCTAAAACAGCCACATTATCTGCTACACAAATTAAGAATTTAGTTGTAAATTCAGTTAACAATTATTTTAGTTCAGATTTGCAACAATATGATAAAGATTTTGTATACTCTAAATTATCTAGAACTATAGATGCTGCAGATTCATCTATAGTTGGAAATTTAATGACAATTAAATTACATAAACGTATTACTCCAATTTTTAATTTTAATAACAATTATGTGTCAACAGACACTATTAATTTTAAAAATGGAGTTGAGCCCGGTAGTATAGAAACTACTAGGTTTGTTATTACATATCAAGGCAATTCTGTAGAAGCAAGAATTAAAGATATTCCAAATGATATTACCCCTAATCGTATAGGTAAAGGCACTTTAGTATTAGTTAATGCAGACACCGACAATATAATAACTTCAAATTATGGAACTGTTAATTATGGGACAGGCGCGATTGCAATAAATAATTTAGTTTTAACGGGATACACGGAAGATACTACAGATATTAGAATAACTGCAACCGTTCAAGATTCTTTTTTAGATATAACTGTTAGTAAAAATGAGATTATACTTATAGATGATAGTACATTCAACAGCAGCGCAAATAGATTGCAAGGGTTAACTGTTAACACTATTGCGGTAGTCGAATGAGTCGAATAACTGAAAAATTATCAAAAGTATTTGCAAATCAAATACCCGAGTTTATTCGGGTAGGTGGTTCAGAATCTATTATATATGCGACAGGATCTTCCACTGCCGGATCTAACGTACTAACGGTATCTAATTCAGTTGATATTGAGGTAGGGGATAATGTACAACACCCCAGTATTACAGGTACAGTATTTGTTACAAATATATTATCCGATACCAAGATTAGATTAGATACTACGTTAACAAACAATTCAACAAATTCAAATTTTAAATTTGTAAAAACAAATAATGTTTCTAGTTTTGTAAAATTTTTAGAGGCGTATTATAAGTTTTTAGAACAAGATCAATCTCCGCAAGAAGTAATACAAAATGTAAGATCATACGGGGATAGTGAAACTACGATTGAATCACTAATAGATGTATTCTTTAATCTGTATGGCGCGGATATCCCTAGAAATATTATCACAGATAAACGAGCGTTTATCAAACATTTCAAAGATATCCATAAAACAAAGGGAACAGAAGAGGCATACAAATTATTATTTAGAATAATGTTTGATACTGATGTTGAATTTCTATATCCCGGCTCATTAGTATTAAAACCTTCAGACGGTGTTTGGAAAAAAGATTACACATTAAAGGTTGTACCTAAGTTCAACTACTCTCCTTTTGATTTTTTAAATACAAAAATTACAGGAGATATATCAAAAGCTACCGCAAGTGTAAATAATGTTTTAAAAATTATCAGTTCAAGCGGCATAGTATATGAATTATATCTTGAAAATATAAAGGGTAATTTTTTAGAAGAAGGCATAACTGCATCTAAATTATTAAAAACTAGTACAGGGTTTGAAACAAAATTAGTTAAAGCTGCAATATATCTACAAGTTAATAAACTAGATATTGTTGATAATAGTCCGGGATATACTGTAAATACGTTAGTTCCGTTTAATGGCGGATTCGCTAGAATTACTGCCGTCAACGACGCCGGAAGAATTAATGAAATAACAATAGTTAATTCCGGTGCATATATAACTCCTACCCCCTCTGTTAGTACCGGGAATACTTTAATTGTTCCAGTATATACTCCGTTACCTACAGAAAGTTTAACCGGTAATATTATTTTTTATAGCAATATAGGAAGTTTTGTATCTAATATAACTCACGGTCTATTAAAAAATAAAACCGCAAATGTAAGTTTTCAAACCACTTCAAATATTGCAGGAAACACAATATTAGTTTCAACGGTTTTAGATAGTACACGGTTTCTGTTTAATTTTAACGACCCTAACATAAATCCAAATGTAAGAATTGAAGTTCCTGCAACAATAACTTATACCTCGCCGGCAGTACTTGTGGCGAATACCTCTCCACTTAGACAATCGTCGGGATATTGGTTAAATAGTAAAGGTAAATTATCTGAGCTAATTTATATCCAGGGTGCAGGGCAATCTAGTGGCGATGCTACAAAATTATTTTATCAACCTTATTCATATGTCGTCAAAAGTGATGTGACTTTAGATAATTGGAAAGATATTGCAAAAAATGTAGTACACCCTGCAGGCACCGAAGTATTTGGAGAAATTTCGCTTAATGTTAATATTTCTGCAAATTTAGAAAGTCCTACAAGCGCAGAGGTTTGGGATTATTTGGGGCTAACTGCAGATTCTGTTATGCCTCCATTTTTTGCAAGTTCGACATCTTATACAAATAGTAAAATTTCAAATTTACCATTGACTACAGATCAAGTCTATGTTATATTCAATTACTTGTAATAAATATAATAAAATATTTCGGGAAATTTAATGGCACAAATTATTACAAACAATTTTAATGTTTATAACGCAAAAGAATTTATAGATAACTTTGATCAGAATTTATATTTGCTGGTAGGTCGGCCGCAAAATTGGAATACTGAGCCTACTGCGCCTGTGCCTATTAATACTGAATATCAAGATGTTATATATTGGTCAGACTCAATTGCCTTAAGAAGAATTGTTCAAGCCGATATTAAACAAGTAGTTAAAAGATATACTTACAGTGCAGGATTGGTATATTCACAATATGACAATACTGAGGCAAACTTATATACTACCCCATTTTACGTATTGACTCTGTTAGACTATAACGTATATAAATGTGTTTTTAATAATTTTGGCAGTCCGTCTACGGTAAAGCCTACCGGAAAATCCACATCTATTTTTGAAACCTCAGATGGGTATCGTTGGAAGTATATGTATTCTTTAACAGATGCTGATTTGTTAAAGTTTTTGACAAATGATTATATGCCGGTAAATGTAGATCCTAATATTACACAATCTGCAATTAAGGGAACCATTGATAGTATAGTAATTACTAACAAAGGAAATAATTATACCGCAGCAAATATTGGTGCGTCTATATATGGTAATGGTACTGACGCTTCTGCAAATTCTATCATTGTAAATTCTGCAAATTCTATAGATAAAATAACAATTTCTTTATTAACCATGGGCCAAAATTATACATTTGCAAATGTAGTTATTTCAACTAATACAGGACAAAATGCATCAGCAAGAGCTATTATAAGTCCTGTAAACGGTCACGGATCAGACCCACTATATGAGCTTGGTGCTAGATACGTAATGATAAATAGTAGATTAGATTATGCTGCCGGCGATGGAGATTTCCCAACTGTTAACGATTATCGAAGAATTGGAATTATTAAAGCTCCCATTTCTAATATAACATCTAATATTGCTACAGAACTAACATTAGATTCTACGTATACTTTAAATTTATCAAATGTTACAGGCACATTTACTATAGATGAATTACTTAAGGGAGATAACACAAAATCTAATGCGTTTATAGTATCTGCAAATATTAATTCACCTAATGCAATAATTAGATATATTTCTCCTGCAGAATTACAATCGGGTATTGTTAATTTTTCAGTAGGAGAAACTGTTAGAGGTAATTCTTCATTAGCAGTAGGTATTGTAGAAAATATAACCCCGCCTGAAGCAAGACATAATACTGGCAAATTTTTATATGTTGAAAATCGCAGTAAAATAACAAGACAGCCAGATCAAGCAGAAAATGTTCACATAATTATAGAATTTTAATTCTAGGATACAAAAAAATGAGTGTAAATTTAACAACAACCCCATATTATGACGATTTTGCCCAAGAAAAGAATTTTCATAGAATTCTTTTTAAGCCAGGATTCTCGGTACAAGCTAGAGAACTTACGCAGCTTCAA